AGGGATAGGTCCAATTTTTACTAACCCTGTAGAAGGAGAAGCTGTATTATCAGCAAAAAAGAGTCCAGGGTCACCTGCATTATTATTAACAGCCAACTCAGCAGAACCCAAACGAATGGGGAAGGGGCGATCATGTAAAACACTAGAACGTCGAGATAAAATTTGTACAGCCATAACTAAATATTAATATATAGATCAGAATCGACAACCACATCTTGGTCTGTAAGTGGGAAATACGTATCACAATCAATTGTACTTACTGAAGAAGCTACTTCTGTAGGAATACCATTTATATATGTGCCTACATCAATCAAACCTCCTTCAAAATCAGCAGTATATTCATTTAAAGGTTTACTTACAATACCTAATTTTACATCATCAAGTAATGTTGGAGATTTGTTAAATAATTTATTAACTAAAGTAATCATTCTGTTAGTTAAGTTTACTGGTTTTCCTGATCTACTTAGGTTCCCATCTGCATCTCGTTTTGTACTATCAGTTAAAGTCATTCCAAGAAGTGATGGATCGAAATCTGCAATCGATTGAGGTAAACCTTTATTACCAATAATCTCTTTCTGTCCACTCCACTTTGTGTTTTGTTTTGTTAACAAAAGACTTTCAACTGCTGCCTGTAATTTTTCTTTTTCTTTTTCAAAAGTACGTTCAAATTTAGCCAATCCCTCTCCTATAGGTTTATCATTTGGTTCTAATAACCAAGCACCTACATAATCATGATGTTTTAAATTACTTATAGTGCAATATCCACTTGTTAAATTACTAAAAGGATATACAACAATAAAACTATCAGGAGTAGGTACAGACGTAATTGTATATTCACCAGATACAGCATTTCCACTAGTAAAAGTTATTTCAATTTTAGTATTTACTTCTAAATTATGCCCGACAACATCAATAGTAATATTTGGACCATTTTGAAGATAAGCACCTAATAAATTAATTGAGTCATTACCTTCATCATGCTTTAACGCAAACATTGCTGCATAAATATGTTTGCACCATCTCAATTGGTAATACATTAAATTAGCGGTATCAAATCCACTTGTATCTTCATATTCAGGTAACTCATAAAAATTATTAATAGTTACAAATCCTAAATCCCTAAATGTACCAGGAATATCTCGTTCATTACTGTAGGTACCATCTTTCTGTAGAACTTGACCTGGTTTAGTTGAACGAACTGGTGTAGAAGGAAATCTTCTTTTAGTTAATTCACTATATAAATCGTAACTATCTCTACGTGAGAAATCTTGACAGGAACATTGCCAACGTAATTCAGTTGTTAAATAACGACCAACTAGAAATCCACGATGCGCTGGGACAACTGTTTTAGTAACAGTATCAATTGTTGTTGCTCCATAACTATCTTTTCTTTGAAAGATTATTTCATTCGTTGCTGCACTTATTTCCTTAACTGTAAAACCAACATAATCATCATGTCGTTGACCACGTAATAACCTACTTAAAGTTAAATTACCTGATGTACTACCACTAGTAATTGTAGTTATTTCTAATTGAGTTGTATTAGGAACAGTAACGTTATATCTACCAGATACAACATCACCACTACTCACATCAATATATACTTTGTTTCCAGTAGATAAACCGTGTGCAGAACTACATGTAATAGTAACTGTCGAACCAGTTCTTGAATATGTGGAACTTATTCCAGGATCTTTCTCAACTATACGATCTGCTAAACGCTCCCCTGCAAAGAAAGCAACGTCTGTAGGCAAATACCGAAGACGAACTCTAATAGTGGTCCAAAGTGTATCCCCAAAAGTAGTCGATAAATAATAGTTAACATTTCCGTTTACGTTTGCATTATTAGAGACAGTTAATGTAAATGTATTCTGTGTTCTACCTGTAATTAGGGCGGTTTCATCTACTCCTCCACCAGTTTGTATATCTAAATAGACACTTTGACCTATAAATAAACCATGATCATTTTTAGTTACTACAACAGTTGTTCCAGTTTGTGCATATGTCGCAGATACAAGATTACCTAGATAACGAACTGCCAAAATAGGTAATCCAAAATCATAAAAACTAAAGGCATCTGTATCTCTCATGCCTACTATGTGTTCACCTAATTCTTGATTAACAGATGGAAAAGTATATATTCTGGCTGGTATAAAAACACCAGGAAACTGTTGGAAGGTGAAATAAACTCGGTAGTCACCTCTTCTATCTCTTTCTTTAGCTGTAGAACCTAAAAAGTTTTGAGTTGCTGAATATAATTCGTATCCTCTTCTCCATCGAGACCAAAGAGAGTCTGTATTATAAAAATTTATTTCACTATTTCGATAAGCTTTTCTAGGTTTACTTACATTAAAACTATCTTCTCCAAGTTTCTTGGAAAATTTATTATTAAAACCTAACTTTTTTTGGTTATCAAAACCGCCAACCCCAAATGGCATGACAATTTAATAGAAACCACCTTGAACATTACAATAGAAACCAGTTGATAAAGCTGTTGAACCATTTGCTGCTACATATAAAGCTTGTCCTCTCTTTAACATAAGACCACGTTGTTTTGGAGCTACTTCGTTATTTGCAGAAGTAAAGTTAGAGCCAGCTTGAACTACAGGATGATTAATTAAAGGTAATTCTTCATTTAAAGTTAAACTATAGTTTTGTTTAGAGGCAACAGAATCAATACTTGAAGTAAATAAAGGGAAGAATTGGTTAGTATTAGTAACAGTTCCAGTACTTACTAAGTAAAAGCAAAATAGTGTTGGTTGATAAACAGTGACGTTACCAGTAATAGATCCTTGAGAAGGTATTGTTACTGTAAAAGTTGTAGCCGTAACGGAAGTAACAGTAAAAGTATTATCAACAGGAACAGTTCCAGAGCTATATGTGGTGAAGTCCAACATTACTTGTTGTCCTTCTTTTATATGATGTCCACCAGCAATAGTTACTGTACAAGTTGTCGAGTTAGCTGCATATGTTCCAGTGGTACCTGCAACAGGTGCTAAAAAATTAACCTCATGTTTACCATATTGGAACCAAATTTCATCAATATATGCACCACTAATAGATGTATCTGTTAATGCTGAGTCTGCATCGAAGACTTTTGTAGCATTACCTACAGCAGTTGGAGTGTAACTGGTATTAAAACTTTGACCAGCCGCAACAGTTACGAGAGTAGATATTGTCGCTGGACGATCTACCATTAATGGCTGTTTATTTGAACTACTGCTTGACACGTTTATTTACAAGTAGATTTAAAACCTATTATAACGGAAGAGTTTTTTATAATTTAGAAATAACCACTTACTGGACCCCATTCTTCAGGATGAGCTTGTGGTCTATCAGAAAATGTTTGAAATGTTGACTCTACAGGTTGTCCTGCATAACCTACACCTTGTGGTGCGCCTATAGAATAAGGAGTTAATGCAAGTGCCGAAGTATCACCCGCCATTCTTATTGGACTCCTAGAAGTAGTAAACTTTCTTTCACCACTTACCCCTGGATGTTCATAAGGAATCCTTTGTCTCCAACTATGAGGTCTAGCAGATTCTCTATATCCTGCACGAGTAGTAGGTTGAATAGACATCTTATGCAGCAGCTACACTAAAGACAACAGTTGCAGCAGTTCCTCCAGTCTCTGAAATAAATCTTGGTCTTATCCATCTAACTGGAGTATTTGCAACGTTATAAGCGTAAGTACCATTAGCAGTTATTGTTTGCTCAGAAATAATCTCTGCATAATTTGTTCCATCCACACTTCCCTCTAAACTGACTTTTACGTTTGTATTTATAGTTGCAACAGTAGCTATAAGAGTATAATCCTTTGTGCAAAAGGTATTATTAACAGCTACTTGTAAAGCGGTACCAACACCAATAGCTTCTAAAGCACTATCAGTTTGAAAAATAGTATCTTGAAAATAATGTATAGCCATAAATTTTTAATTAACCTATTACTAAGAATAACAGGGGGAAACGCTATCTGTAAGTTGTTTCCAAAACTAGTCTGGTACCTACAGCTACATCAGCTGGACCAGGTAAAGCCTGTATAAATTCTGCACCCTCTCTATTAAAACGATATCTAGCTTGTTCTGGATTTCTATAGTTTGGTACATATAAATGAAGAGCTAATCTATCTGTTTCATATAAATATATTTGTGTCCAAGTTTTTAATGTCTCCTTAAAGTCTGAAGTTGAAACAGAACGATCAACGTCTCCAGCAATTGTCTCAATACGGTTTCTTGGAGTCGTATCATTATTGACACTACCTGTCATATCTGTACGTTTCTCAGCTTCATCACAACGATTAATCTGTTCAACAATTTTGTCATACCAAAAAGAATCTTGAATATTATCTAATGCTTCTTCAAGACGTCCTTGGTCACCAGCAGGTACCGAAGTTAAGTTATAACCTAAGTGCCATCTGACCTTAGACTTTAAAAAAGTATCAAGCTTCATTAACTATTAACAAATAAGCCTACGTTTATTTTACTTTATATAGGTTCTCCCCATCGTCCCCTCTCCACCTAATCTACACGAACGAGGTTTTCTTTAAATATTTGGTCCCAATCCACACGTTTTATAGACCTTAACTGCTCTAATTTTTGAAATCTTTCGCCAGAACATGACGTTTGTAAATCTTTTATATCTCTTGCAGTCTTTAAACCAACTCCTGGTAATGAATCAGCTATCTGTCTTGCACTAGCTGTATTGATATTAACTCTTACATCAATTGGAAATGTTTCACGAGTTGTTAACTTTGGTGGAGTCACTCCATCTGCTTTTAATTCTGCAGTAAGACGTTCTTCAGTTTTTATCTTCTCTGTCGTAGCATCTATTTGTGGAGTTAAATCACTCTCGTCTGCATAAATAACTTCATCTTGTGCATCAACGCACATCATGATGCCTTCTCCATGTTGAGATATGACTTCGACTAATCCACCTGTAGGTCTGTACTGATACAACATAACTTAATTTTTAACCTGTGATTAGCATACCAGTCTCCACCTTTGATTTCAACTCTATTTGGGATGGTTCGGATGAGAATTATCTATAACTATCGCAAATAAAGCAAAAGCAATACCCACTATTAATACAAAAGCCAAAAATTGCATGTCAACTACTGAACTTTACTAAGTATAGACAAGAAAAAAGCGAGCCACAAGGACCCGCCTAATTCTTTTTATGAGTAATCTATCTCTTACTCGTCGTTTCCACCAACTTGTGATGCAAAGTCAATGAAACCTTGAACATCGTTCCAAGATACAGCAGCAGCAGGACGAAGATAGTTCACACGGCATACGACGTATGCAGCACGACCAGCGTCAGAATCGTCTTGGCTGATATAAACACCGTCACCAGTCACAGTTGTGTTGGTAATAGCGTTTACGTTGTAAAGCTTGAATGTAAGATCTGATGTAGATAAATACATCATTGAGTTAGCAAAATCGGTATTAGCGATAGTACCACTTACAGAAGTTGTAAAAGGAAGGTTTCCGTTTGTTGTGTCAGAAGTACCTTGAGCAATTCCAGAAGCTCCAATGGAAAGACTTGCAGTAGCTGCAGAAAGTCCATTAGCCTGTGTAGCAGGAACACCTAATGGTGCGCCACTATTGTCAGGTCCGAAAAGAATTAGCTCAGTGTTGGTACCAAGAAGATCAGCAGTTACAGGAGCAGCAGGGAATCCAGCTCTATCCTGTGCAGCAGATGGAACATCTTGAGCAACAGCAATGGATGCACCGTAGACATATGCAGGACGTGCAGCGTCAGCTTGTACTACGAGGCTTGTACGATCATTACGTACACGATCACCTACACGGCGATCAGGAGAAGGAACAGTTAAGTCGAAGCTCTTGTTTGATGCTTTAGCAGCTGTAAGGTTAGATACCTTTACATAACCGATAAGTTCAAATGCCTCAACCCCAGGCAGTCCGAATACACCTTCATCGTTGTATCCTGAAAGACGGTTGATCTGGTTACCTGGCTGAAGAATAGCTCCAGCAGAAGATTTGTAAGTTGCCATTAGTTATACCTCCTTACTCAGATACCGTGAAGGCTGTTGTGATGAAGTCCTTGTTCAAGTTCGCAAAACCAGCATATAGCTGCCAAATTAGAATAATGAATCTTGAGAAATCATCATTATTATTAATTAGAACTTGAGCGTTAGGTCCACCAATACCTACACCGATAGCCTGTGGTCCAAAGAATAGACCTGCAGGAGTTGTTTTTGAACCTGCACCATTACCATCACCAATATCAGAGGTAATAGTCTTAGCAGGGAAGTTTGTAGACTCAAAGAATCTTACTCCTTCAAAGACGAAACCGCTTGGCATGACTGGCTCTCCACCTACAAACTGGGCTTGTCCGAATTGACCGCCAGCGTAGATAGCTTGGTTAGGTTGTCCAGCACCCATGAGAGGAGAACCTTGTCCAGGCATTCCAGGGTAACGAGCAACTTCACGGAAGCCTTGGTCTGCACGTAGATCCTTCATGAATGAAGGGTCAGCGATACATCTGTAGTAGCCGTCTTGGAAGACAGGTACGTGACGCTTACGTAAACTCTTTACAACTTCTAAAAGGTCAGTTTTTACGTTGAACTTAAAGCGCTCAGAAGCATATTCTGTAGCTGTGTAAGCAGTAAGAGTAGTTGAGTTTGTCTTTGCTTTATTATTTGGATAGTAGTATCCACCTTGAGAATCAGAAGACTGGCCTCTTGACTCACTCTTAAAGAGTTCATCAATGAAGACTCTGTCTCTCCAACGACGATAGTCATCTAACAGAGTTAAACTACCGATTGACTGGTGGAACATATTAAGCCTCTCTT